GCCGATCCGGTGTTATTCAAGGACTGATTGAACGCATCGACGCTCGGCTTGGCCGTGGCCGCGTTCGTTACGAAGTCAATCTTTACTTCGGGCATATTACTCTTGCTCCGCCGCCGCCTGCGCTTTCGCCGCGCCGATCCGCCCGAGCGTTTCGTGGATCATCTGCATCCGCGCTATGAACAGCTCCATCTCACCGCCCTCAAATCCAAGCCTTCCGATCAGCCCCGGCAAGAAACCGTACTCGCGCGCGAAACCTACGCAATGTGAGCCGTACCAGCTCCAGCACCATGCGTCTGCGCCTTCCAGCACCGGAGGATCGCTTTGCCACCACGGGCCGTCTCCTTCGCCGAGCGTTGTCCAATCGACGGCTCCTGTCCCCCCGTAGTCCTCGTACCAGGACAGGAACCGTGTCAGTTTTTTAGGAAGTTCCCCTTGTCCGCCCCGTAACTGAAAAGCTCCCAGCCCAGCACCCGGCGCGGCTTGCCCTTCCCGTCCGCGTCGAGCTCCTCTTTGAGCATCGACGAAAGCAAAAGCTCCAGGAACGGACGCCATTCCGTTTTAGCCGCATCCGTGCACGGGATCGGTTTCCCGCTCGCCGTCAAGTCCCATTCCCTAATGGAGTCGATGAGCGTTTCCTTCATCCGGCTCGATTGCTTCTGCTCGCCGGCGGGAACGTCCTGTGCCGCCATCGGATCGAGGAGCTTGATCCGCAGTCGAATCTTCGGCGGGTCGATGATCTTCTCCGGCGTGTCCTCAAGCTCGAACTCGAGCCAGTCCGACAGCGCCATGATTCGCTTGATATCGGGCATCTTGCCCTTCCTTTCGGCCTGTTAGGCTAAGCTAAATAATCCGTGGCCTGAATATTCTGGAGTAAGATGTTGGGCCGGAGGAGCGTCATCCCCGACGGCGCTGAAGCAACCGCCTGGGCGATGAAATGGACCTCAGACGTGATAACCTTGCCCTTCTTCTTCTCCATGACCGGCGACAGGACAAGGCGCGGGAAGATGAACGATAGGTAGTAGTGATACGTGGTGCTGATGATGTCGCCCGTAAATACGGCGCTCATCTTGTACGTGGTCCCCGCGCTGAATGCCGCCAGGAACGCCGAATCCACCGACGAGTTCCGGGCGAACGATAACTTGACCTTGACTTCCGGCTGACCTTCGCCCTTCGGTTCGTCAATGGTATCGTTCCCGGCCGTCATGATGGAACCGAGCTTCCGGTCGATGTCAATGGTGATCCCGTTGACCCCGGCGATGACATCCGTCGGCGCCGCGAGCCCCGCGCCGCCCTGCCCGTTCAGCATCACCACAAGATCCGAGAACTTGACCCGGTGATCCCAATCGACATACGTCACGGCGTCGACCTGGGTATAGGTGTTCACCGAGCTGTTGTCGATCATCTTGTTGCCCCGGAGCTTGAACGTCCACTTGAGCAGACCGTTGGCGATGGTGAGAGAAATGCCAACCGGCTTTGCCGAGGCAATCTCATGGATCACGCCGGGGTACTCGGATATGACGGTCATGAATCCGCCATCGGTCACGTCCGCCATCTGGAGCGTATGCAGGTAGACGCCCGTCGTCACCGTGGCGGGCGTTCCCGCCGTCCCCATGAGCTTGGCGAGCATCGTCCCGAGTTGGCCTGGATCATAGCGCATGATCCCGGACGGTGAGAACTCGACCGGCTTATAGTCGAGCAGCGCCCCGCCCGTCGGGAACACGTGGTCCATTTCCTCATAGGGGACGTATTCCCGTTCCGCCTTCGGGGAGCCATCGGACTCGACGGGGATTCCATGCGTTGCCCCGACCGGGACGGCCGTCCGCCAGGTCGAGCCCTTTACTGCCGCAAAGGTGTAGTAGGTTTCCTGGGGTTGCGTAGGTGTCGCCATTTGTTTTACTCCTCGCCCTTCGCGGGCTTCTTGATGTTTTTCTTCAGGGCCGGATCGTCGGCCACATACGCGGCCGCGCCCGCGATAACCCATTCGGCTACGATGGCCTCTCCAAATTCGGCGACATCATAGACCGCCTTATGCTGGAGGACTGTCCCGTTCCGGGCGGTATTCCTCAGCGCCAACCAAACGAATTTCTGTTTATCCATGTCGCCTCCTATGCGATGATCCATTGATAGTCGACCCTAATGGAGACCTTGCTGACGACGTAACAACCGCCGACACCCCTTGTGCTCGCTTCGTCGCCCTCGAAAATCAGGAGCGGGTCAGACGCAAGCGCCCGGATCGACGCCGCCTTGAGCAAGTCGTTTTCGATGTACTGACGGTCATCGATGGCCGCCTTCTCGACCGTGCGCACGCTCATCCCGCCCTCGGCCACGTAAGCGATCCAGATCGTTATCTCGTCCTTCGGGTTTGCCAGGTTCCCGCTGTAGTAATCAATCCCGATGCGTCGCGTGGTGATCCGGCATGCCTTATTGATGACGCTGTCGGGGACTTGGTCGAAGTCGAACACGTCCTCGGTCATAGCGAACCCGAGCGCGACGAGCCGCGCTTCGATGGCCGCGATAATGTAGGTCAATGCGCTCGTCGTCATGCGTCACCGCAAAAGGTTGATCTGACCGAGGACCGCTTTCTCGTCCTGCTCAATCGTCCCGCTCTCATCCACGTCGTACTTGATAACGAGCGACGCCAGCGCCGACTGATACCGCTCCGCGTATTTCTCCGCCCGCGCCCACCACACGTCATCCTTGTCCTTGGCGAAGTCGAACGAGATCATCTCGAATGTCTTGAGGATGGAGAGTTCGCGGACCTGGCTCCCGTCGATCAGCATCGTCGGCCGCTTGCCCTTGTTCTTGATGTCGCGCTTGACGACGCGGAACGCCTCTTGGATCTGGGTGTCATAGACGGTCTGCGTGGACCATATCTTCGTCCCGATGGCCGGCGCGTATGCCTTCAGATCGTTGTCGATGACCGTGCATCTAAGGGGCTGAATGACGATGTCGAAGAAGAATACGGCGCGGTAGGCGACGCTCGAGACGGTGTAATCGAGTTCCATGACGCAGTTCTCGCCAAGCTCCCCCATCAGCGTCGAACTCATGGAGTAGGTCATCGTCCCGGTGGTGCCGTTGCACGTCACGGCCGCCGCGTTGACGAGGACCGTCCCGTCGGGGTCCTTGATCGTAATCGTTGCCGCCGACGGCTTGATCTGGAGCCCCGCCTCGTAGACCTTGACCTCGATGGGATACGCCTGATCCTGGACCGCTTGGTCTTCCGTTAATTGGAGGACGTGCATGGGGATTGTCCTTATTTCGCCTTGGGCTTGCGGCCGGGCTTGACCTTCGCCGGTTTCGTGTCCGCGCTCGTGTCCGGGGAAGGCGTTGAATCTGAATAGATTGCGACCGCCTCACATGGTTTCGTGTCCGGCTTAATGTCGGGAACGGGGACCGGACCGCCGATCCCCGCCCCGTTGGTTTCTACGCCCTCGACTAGCAACGTCACTCCGTGAACCAGGCACAGCCGGTCCGCGTCTTTCTTGTTGCTCGTCGTTCCTACCCCGTGGTAGAAGTCCACACCGAAATAGCCGGTAAAATCCGGCGACGGATGCTTCAGTCGATAGATCATAGCGGCTACCCCTTTTCCGTCAGACGTTGACCGGGGTGACGAAGATTCCGTAGGTCTTGCTCACGGCCCCCGTGGAGGCTTCGTGAGTCGAGGTGTACCGGAGGTATTTCTTCGTCCAGTAGATCGGGATGTCGATGAAGAACCCGACTCCACCGAATGCATCGGCCGTGGTGTTGCCCGCAGCCGACCCGGTCGTTACCGGCAGGGAGCCGACCTGATTTTCCGGGTGCGCGTAGTGGTCCGCCGAGCCGAGGTCATCGGACTGCTGGAACTTGATGCCCAGGGTCTGAGTCGCCCAACCCGCCGTGCAGTAGATCCGCACGTTGCAGAGCCCCATCGGACCAACCGCGAGGGCCGTACCATCCGCGTCGGCGGTTTCGGCCGCCAACACCTTGAGGACGAGAGAGCTGTCCTTCTGAGCCATAGAATTTTTAGCCATTGTGGTTCTCCTGGCCTTGCCTTATGAGACCCCAGCCGCCGCGAGGACGCCCTTCAGCCGGGCCGCGCACTTGGGATGGAACATCGCGAAGCCGCAGTCCCATTCCCAGCGGAACCGGTAGACCGGCGAGGAGCTGATCTCACCAAAATCGGTGAACTTCGGAGGGGCGCTCTGGATGCCGCTGATGTACTGGTCGACGCCGAACTTGATGGCATAGATCGAGCCGGTGGTGCCCGAGCTGGAGCCGTCCGTCTCGTCCATCCCCAGGATCACGTTCCCGTCGTTGTCCTTGTCGACGATGGCGATCTCGATGCCATCGAACGTCGGGACCCGGAACCCGAAATAGGCCGCGTCCATGAACCCGAACAGGACCGAGCCCTTGAACAGGTTCTTGAGCTGACGATAGACCGCCTTGCCCATGACGAGCATGTCAGGTTTTTCGTCGCACGCATCGACGAGCCGGTCGATGGCGTTCTCGGTCAGGACGTAGCCGATGGTCCCCGCGCCGTCCGCGTGAACGAGCTGATCGCCCGTCAGCCGAACGTTGAGTCCGTTGGGGATGAGCGGATCGGTCGTTTCATCGCCGTCGATGAGGATCTTGTCGAAGTACTTGGCGGCGGCCTTGATCTTCATGGCGATGTCGGTAGCCCGTCGGGACATACCGAACCGCTGAACGAGGATCGTGTCCGTATCGGCTTCACCGCCCAGGGGCTTGGTCTTTTCGACCAAGGGGAGGATGAGGCCGGAGTCCGCCGTATAGGAGCCGTTGATGGCGCGGAACGCGATACCGGGGAGAGTTTTCTCCTGCTGATACTGGAGCGCGCCGCCCTCAACGTTCCTGAAGGTCAGACGCCGCAGAAAGGGCGACGCCTGAGCGAATGTCTCGATCACACCCGTAACGAGGGTGTTCCGAGACCCCTTGGCATATTCTGCCAATGTCATGGTGCTCATGTTTGATGTTTCTCCTGGTTGAGCGGCATGGGGTTACTTGTCCGGATGGTCGATGCCCCATGCGATTTTCTCCTGAGCGGTCATGCCGGACGGCCCGGAGTCCTGTTTTCTGAGAGGCGGTTTCTTGTCTGACGGGCCGGTGTATCCCTCGACCTTGTCCTCGGCCTCGGTCTTGAACAGATGCGGCTTGGCTTTAGCCAAAGCATCTACCGCTTCTTTCGCACCCTCGACCGTTTCCAGGTCATCGGAAATCTTGATGCCCGTGCGGGGACAGAGCGCGAGCACGTCGGCGGGATCGACCGCCCCGGCTTGCACGGCCGCGAGCTTCAACTCGAAGTCGATGGCCTTTTTCTTCAGCGTCCCGCGCAGGATCTCGGCCTCGCCCTTGTGCCTCTCGGCCAGCTCCTTGAACTTCCCCTGTTCAGCCAGCGCCGCGTCGTCTTTGTCCTTCTGGACTTTGTCGGCGGCTTCCTGTTTGAGGCGGAGCTTCTTCGCCTCATCGTTCGCGGCCCGCTTCGCATCGAGCAAAGCCTTGACCGCCTTGGGGTCTTTGATGATCTCGGCGATCTCCGGGTCGAGCTCGACCTTGCCGTCGCCGTCGGCGTCTTTGACGTCGGGCTTGACGTCGTCTTTCTTGTCAGCCATTGCTTTGGCCTCCTGTTGAAGTTAGGAGGCCGGTGTGAGACAATAAAAAAGGCCCGTCAATGATCGGTCGCCTGCATCTCGTCTCAAACCAGCCTCCGGTCAGGGCTGGGGAGGGGGTGCAACCCCTCCCCTTTCCTGTTTCGCTATACGCTTGGGGTTATCGCCTCCCCAATAGCTTCATGATCGGATCGTCGAAGTTTTCCTTTACCGCCTTCGCCAACTGCGTCGGGTTGATATCCATGAACGTTCGCTTCGGCGGCTTGCCAGACTTAGGGCCGCCCTGGTTATGGAACTCCGCGATCAACGCATGATCCGTTACCTTCACCTCGCCGCGCTGGGGGCTCAACGCCTTCGCCGTGATCGAGTCCAGCATCCGGCCCGACACGCGCAAGTCAACCCGCGTCTTGCCCGTCCGCTTGGCATACGCTTTCGAGTACGGTTGAAATGAGCGGTTCATGTAGTCCCGCCCCGACGCCGTCTTTTCGATGATGACGGCCTTCGTGCTATCACATAGCCCCTGCATGGGGACAGTCGACATGAGGAAGTCGGATACGGCCTTCGGGCCGGCCATCGCCGCCGCGAGCCCCGTGATGTTGATCGCCTTTTCCACGTTACACCCGCGCCCCGCCGATCTTGCGACGCGCCCGCTCAACCGCGCCCCGCATGAACGGTTCGATTTCGTCGTACTCCATCTCGTATATCTGGGGCGGGAGCCTCATGCCCGTCAGGTCGTACCATTCCTGCATCAGTTCCTTGAGCGTCGCCTCGTTCGGCCCGATGTCGATGATCTTTCGGATATCGCTCCCTTCGTCGCCCCGCAGCTTGATGAGGTCGCCGATGCCGGGAAGGTCGGGGAGCATATCTACGGGGATGAGCGCGCAATGGCACGAATCGGAACAAAGTCGGCCATCGGACCCCGGCAGACCCCATTCAGAATCGGCCCAGCTCGCATAGTCCATAATCATTCCGTTGCACTCAACACAACTCGGGCATG